AATAATACTATTAACAAACACACGATTGATAGATTTAAAATAGTTGCTGATAAAGGTATGAGAAAAATGTCAAATATAGTTAAAAACTTAATTAGGAGATATATGGAGAGTAGAGTTTAGTTAAAGTTTATTTTAATAATTAAAAATAATAATCATCTGGTAAATTTAAAAATTTTGATAATTTTAAATTGCTTTTATAATAAAAATTTTTAATTAAAGTTTTATTAATATAATTTTTATAGAAAAAAAATTTTACAAATATTTCTTTAAAATAAAGAAATAAATAACGTCTTATTAAATTTAAAAAACGTAATAAATTTTTTATGGAAAAATTATTAAATTTTAACCATACACGAATGCTTTCGATATATTTTGAATAAATTTTATTATTTCTTATTATTATGTTTGTGGGAGTTTTTAATTTTAACAAATTAAAAAATTTAAATTACGAAATCTTTTCAGAAAAATATGGTCTTTTAAATTTAGATGTTGATTGGAACCCATCTGAAGGAGATCATACTGGATATATTTTAGCTCCTCAAAAAATTGTTAATTGGACCACTAGATAAATAAAAAAAATAATCATCACAGGAATTTTAGGTCACGACTTTTGGGCAGATTCAGTGAGTTCTGCTGTATTAAACTTTTTTAAAGATAAAAATGTAAACTTCAATCGCGCCTCTCAGCCATGCTGGCTCGTCACAAAAGATTAAATATATAGCAAAATCATAAAAAAATGATAAACGTATTTACAAATGGGTGTTTTGATGTAATACACGTTGCTCACATCAGACTTCTTGAATTTGCAAAGAAACAGGGAGATCATTTAATAGTCGGACTCAATAGTGACCGAAGCGTAAAGTCCCTAAAAGGAAACGGGCGACCGTTTTTTCATCAACAAGACAGGAAAGAGTTCTTAGAATCTATTCGTTTTGTTGATGAGGTCATTATTTTCGATGAAGAAACTCCATACGAGTTGATAAAAAAGCTTAGGCCAGATATAATTATCAAAGGTGGTGATTATAAAGACGAAGATGTAGTCGGATCTGACATCGCTAAAGTAGTAATTTTTCCATTTGAAAATGGCTATTCTACTTCAAATATATTAAAAGATAAATGAAAAAAATCATAATAACTGGAATCTTGGGGCAGGATGGCGCAAACATGGCAGAGTATCTTCTGTCTTTGTATGATGAATTCGGTCTTGAAGAACATGATTATGAGATTTATGGCATGATGCGTAGATCTGCAAATCCAAATCTTAAAAACATTGAAAAAATTAAAAATCATCCAAGATTCAATTTACAGTTTCTTGATCTTGGTGATAGCGCAAGTATTGATACAGCAGTAAAAGAGATTCAGCCAGATTATTTTATTAATTTTGCTGCAAATAGTTTTGTTGGTATCAGTTGGAAAATGCCGGAACAAGTTATGAATGTAAACGCTCTTGGTGTTTTGCGCTGCCTTGAAGCCATTCGCAAATTCAAACCAGATTGCCGATTTTACAGCGCAGGTTCAAGTGAAGAATGGGGCAATGTCGATTATAGCCCACAAGACATCGCTCATCCAATCAAGCCTCGTAGCCCTTATGGCGCGTCAAAAGCGGCAGCAAGACATCTTGTAAAGGTTTACAGAGAGTCCTACGGTCTCTATGCTGTTCACGGTATCCTCTTTAACCACGAAGGAACAAAGCGTGGAGAAGAATTTGTAACAAGAAAAATTTCAAAAGGTGTAGCTAGAATCAAAGACGCCCTTGACTCTATGATTTTTGAAAAAGAAGCTCCAGATCCTATTGAACTTGGAAACCTTGATGCCAAAAGAGACTGGTCAGATTCCAGAGACTTCGTAGAAGGTGTTTGGTTAATGCTCAATCAAGATACCCCAAAAGATCACATTCTAGCAAGTGGAGAAACACATAGCATCAGAGAATTTGTCGAAAAAGCTTTTGCTGTTGCTGGAATCAATGGATCTTGGCACGGACAAGGTCTCGATGAGGTATTTGTGACTGGTCAACAAACTTTAGTACGAATCAATCCAGATTTCTACAGACCGGCAGAAGTTGATCTTCTTTTGGGTGATTCAACCCCAATACGCGAAGAACTTGGATGGGAGCCGAAAATTTCATTTGACAAATTGGTAGAATCGATGGTACTATATGACATCGAGAACCATGCCTGATTACGAGATAGTAACACGACAACAAGCCAATAAATTTCTGGCGTACGTAAAAGGCGACTCTACCGTACAAACAAACCATCTGCTTTTCTCTGTAGAAAGTTCTCTTTCTGTTCAGAAAGACAAGCTATTACAAACTGAACTTTATTACGATAAAGAGTCTGGTTTGATGGATGAGCCAGTCGCCAAATCTTTTTTTGAAATAGAAAAGAATATTGCGATGTGCCAGATTTTAAAACTGGGACTGAATAGTCTTCCTGTGCAGAAAAGTAGGCCAAAGCTTTTTGTAAAAGCGTTTCCAGATGCATGTAGGCAATTAGTGAAACTCTTTGATCTCAAAGAAACAGAATCCGAATTACTCTACGCTAAAAAGCTTCTTTCAGAATATAAGAAACCAAAGCTTTGGAGCCAAATGGTAGCGGACAATCCAGAGTTAAAAATAAGAACATTGAGTTTCTTTTTTGACGGGGCAGGTAAAAAGTTTTTAGAAAAGCAGATTAAGAAATACGAATTATGAATAATGTAAAAGAAAAACTAGATAGCATTCTCAAGCAAAAAGATAAAAAAGACCACGTTTATAACTTTGTAAAAGAAGTTGATTACAGAGTTTCTAGTGGCAGCTTGAAGTTAGATATTGAAATGGAAGGTGGTCTTGGCCCCGGCTTGGCTAGGTTTTCCGGTGGCACGGAATCAGGAAAGACTTCTTGTGCGCTTACTTTCGCAAAGAATCATCAAGAAACAGTCGAAAACGGTTTTGTTGTATATTTTAAAGCCGAAGGGCGACTGAGCAAAAAGATGCTTGAAAGGCACGGCTTGAACCCAGAAAAGCTGTACGTTGTTGAAACCAATGTTTACGAAGTTGTTATCGACACAATGCGCGAACTTGTAAACAACAATCCAGAAGAAACCAAGTATTTTTTTATTATTGACAGTGTAGATGGATGCATAAGAAAAGAGGATCTCGACAAAGGCACTCAAGAAGCTGTAAAAGTAGCTGGTGGAGCATTGCTTACTTCTGAATTTTTGAAACGCATGACCCTAAAACTCGGAAAGCTCGGTCATGTGTGCATTTTGATTCATCAAAACAGAAGTAAGATTCAACTCAATCAATACGAAAAGAAAGACCCAAATAACATCACTCAAAGTTCTGGCGGCAATGCTGGTTTGCATTATTCAGATTGGATTTTTGAGTTTATGGACAAAAATACCGAAAGCTGTAGAATTAGAGGCCCAAAATCAGAATCTGCTGATGCAGATCCAAAGGGTGAAATCATTGGTCATTTTTGCAGAATCAATTTCAAGAAAAGTCCAAATGAAAAAACCAACAAGACTGTAAGCTATCCAGTAAGATATGGCACCAAAGGCGGTAACACTGTTTGGGTGGAATATGAAATTTTACAGGTTTTACAGCAATTTGGATTCTTGAATAAAAGTGGTGCTTGGTTTAAGTTTGATGAAGACGCTCTTGAGCAACTTGAAAAAGCTGGAATCAAAGGTGTCAAAAATCAGTTTCAAGGTGAACCCAAGGCTTTGGCATACTTGTCAGAAAGAAAGGACTTGGTGGATTATTATTATGAGCATTTTAAGACTACATTTTCATGAGGCTGTATAATGTAAGAGGTAGGTTAACAAATAAAAATGTTAGTCCATACATCATAAATTGGAACGCAGATTCACGATCAAAAATGCAAAAACAAGTCAAAGATTTTTTGCGTGAATTTTGGTCTGGCTGCGTGGTTTATGAAGAGTTCCCGGTTTACGGTACTCGACTCAAGGTTGATATCCTAAATGCCTCTAGAATGCAAGCTGTAGAAGTTCATGGGGACCAACACATCAAGTTCAACAAATTCTTTCATAGTAACTCAAGAGAAAATTATTTAAATTCTATTTCTAGAGACACGCAAAAATATGAGTGGCTAGAAGCTAACAGCTTCAAGGTGATTGAAATATATCAAAAAGATATAAAAAAATTATCAAAAGATTGGTTCGAACATAAGTTTGGCGTTTTACTTTAACTTGTGTAAAATATTTTGTGGAGAAATTTGTATTTCCAAAGGCAGTTTTAGAACAAGTGAACGAATGTTCAAACGGTGGTTTTGTCTTGTTCAATTTTGATATAGATAAAAACCCTCAAATTTTTTCTAACTTTGATGACTCAATGTGTGCCTTGGCTTTGCAAAACTATATCGATATTTGCAGCAAGACTTTTCAAAACATGAATTATCAAATAGCCATGAGCGAAGCCTCTTCGCCATCTCCTAGCGAAGATGGAGGCGACGACGAAGAGGACAACGAAGTTTCTTGACTTTTTCTCAAAAGTCGCTCATACTACATCTTCATGACTAGTTTGTACTCCCAAAAGCTTGAGAGACACGTTTTATCTGGAGCTATCAAAAATCCAGAGACATTTGCTGAGATCGACAGTTTGATTTCCGAAAAAGACTTCTATTTCAAGATTCATGAAGTTATTTTTAAACTTGTACGAGAAAAACTGATCAAAGGCGAAACCGTCGATCAAGTAATTTTATCTCAAAAAATTCAAAATCTTGGAGTATCATTCAATGACATTTCGGATATTCCTGCTTATGTAGAAAGCGTCTGCTTCATCAAGCCGTCTAAAAAGGCTGCTGTAGAAGCCGCAAGCGAGCTTAAAAAGCTTTCTGTCAAGAGAGAGTTATGTACCACCTTAGAGAAAGCCAAAGCAACTGTATCTAAATCTGGAAACAAAGATTTGGACAAGATTGTTGCCGAAGCAGATGCTTTATACAATTCTACTGCTCTTAAGTTTGATTTAAATGATGCCCCCAAAAACATCTTTGCGAATCTAAAAGAGCAAATCATAGATAGAGCAAATAATCCAGTTGACGACACTGGATTAAAAACTCCTTTTCCTGAATTTAATAGAATGTACGGAGGACTTAGATCTGGAAATCTTTATGCAATTGCATCAAGACCGGGACAAGGAAAGTCGAGTTTTTTGATGAGCCTTGGGATTAATGTATCTAGAATTAATAATTGCCATGTTTTATATCTTGATACCGAGATGAGCAATGCAGAGCAGCAATTTAGGCTCGCTGCATCGTTGTCTGGTGTTCCTCTTTGGTATCTTGAAACTGGAAAATGGAAAACGAATGATGAATACAGAGAAAAGGTAGAAGAAAGTTTTTCTAAATTCAATGATTCTAAATTTTATCATTTTGAAGCTGGCAACAAAGATGTTGATGAAATTATTTCTGTTATCAGAAGATGGCATCTCCAAAGAATCAAAAAAGACGAAAAGTGCATGATTATTTATGATTATGTAAAAATGACAGGAGAAAGAGTTGGTCAAAACTGGGCAGAACATCACGTTATTGGAGACAAAATTGATAAGTTGAAAAAGATCTCTGAAGAAATCAATGCCCCACTTTTCACGGCGATTCAGTTGAACCGTAGTGGTGAAAACCAAAACAGGAGAGGCTCTGATATTGTTGATGATAGCTCTGCTATTTCACTGTCAGACAGACTACAGTGGTTTGCTAGCTTTGTTGCTATTTTTAGGCGCAAAACGCTTGACGAGATTGCTTCAGATGGAGAGCAGTTTGGTACTCACAAATTAGTTCCCACAAAAACTAGATTTCAAGGACAAGATGCTGCTGGGCATCAAGATTTAGTTAGAAGACGAGTAGAAGAAATAGTAAGAGGTGAGCCTACTACAGTTGAAAGATGGTGTATTAACTTTTTGAATTTCAATATCGACAATTTTAATGTGGTCGAACAAGGATCACTTCGTGATATAGTAGAATTTGAAGACGGTAGAGTAAATATAAGTCAACCACTCAACGATATGGAGGAAACACTTGGAGACTAATGTCAAAGAAATTTTGACATCTATTGGTTATAGACTCAGAGATGTCGGTAGAGAATTCAGAACCAAGCCTCTTTACAGGGATTCTGATAGCGACAATGTTCTTAGTATCAAAAAAGATACTGGTTATTGGTATGATTTTAAAACAAATCAACACGGCTCTTTTGACAAGTTAATCAAGATAACCCTCAATCTCGATGATGCAAAAGCTGAAGAGTATCTAAAGAATAGAAATTGGCAATATGAGTCTTCTGGTATCGAGAAAGAGAAACTGGAAGAATTAAAGGTCTTCCCTTCAGAACTTTTAGACAAGCTTGAAAAAGATCATTCTTACTGGTTGACTAGAAATATCAACGAAGAGACTGTCAGCGTATTTGAAGGTGGCGTAGCGAAAGAAGGAAGAATGAAAGACCGATATGTGCTTCCTATTTTCAATTCTAAAAAGCAGATAGTAGGTTTTACTGGTAGGGATCTCACCGGAACAAAAAAAGCCAAATGGAAGCATCTGGGAGACAAATCTAAGTGGGTTTACCCTCTTTACTTTAATAAAAAAGAAGTCTTAAACGCAAAAAGCGTCATATTGGTAGAAAGTGTTGGCGACATGCTATCCCTTTGGCAATCTGGAGTCAAAAATTCTGCTGTTACTTTTGGTCTAGATATAAACAACTCTCTTTTAAATCTGTTCATAAGAATGGATTTGGATACTATTTATATATCTTTTAACAATGATGAAAACCAAGCTGGAAATCAAGCGGCTAAAAAACTTTATTTTAAACTTTTAAAATTCTTTGATAAAAATCAAATTAAAGTAGCTCTACCCACCAAAAATGATTTTGGCGAAATGAACAAGGAAGAAATACAAGAATGGCTGAAAGCAAAAAATATCTGTCTGCCTCAAGGATAAAAACTCTCAAAGGCTGTAGCTGGGAGTATTACTGCAAATATGTTTTGAAGTTGCCAGAAGAAGGCAACTCTGGAGCAGACAGAGGTACAACGTGCCATGCTGTGTTAGAATGCCTGACAAATAAAAGGCACTCTAGGCATTTCAATAAAATTGTAAAAACTCAAACTATCACTGCTTCAAAAGCTGTGACAAGAATGGTCAATATTTATTTGAAAAAATTCAAATTGATAGACGACGAAAATGAAGATCATTTTGAAATGTGTGATCAAATGATCATTGTTGGACTCAATGAGGACTTCCTAGGAAAAGGCGGCTCTCATCCAATTGCAGAAACTGATTTCAAATTAGAGAAAGACGATTATAGCATACTAGGTTTTATTGACAAAACAGTGTTCTACAAAAAAGGAACAGAAGCAATAATTACAGACTATAAAACTAGCAAAAGAAAATTTGAAGGAGAAGATTTAAACAATAATGTTCAAGCCAAATCTTATGTTCTAGCGGCCAAACAAATGTGGCCTAAGTTAAAAAGCGTTAAAGTTAAATTTTTGTTTTTAAAATTCCCAGATGACCCAGAAATAGTAATGGAGTTTTCTGAGGACGAATTAAATAACTTTCAGGATATCCTTCCAAAGTATTATAAGCAAATAAACAACTTTGATTATGAACAAGCTATTTCTAATTTTGCTGTTGACCAAGGTTACCCAACAAAAAACGAAGGCTTTTGCAAAAATTTGAAGTGCGGTAGAGCAGAATACCCCGGCCATCTTAAAAAAGATGGCTCGATTATGTGGCATTGTTCATTCAAATTTCCTTTCGAATATTTTGTTGTCAAAGACCAAAAAGGTGGTATAGTAAGAACAGAACTTCACTCTGAGGCAGTAATGGACATTCCAGATGACCATTCTGTTTCTATTATGAAGTATCTCGGTTGCCCAAGATTCAAAAAAGATGAATTCTTGAAAGACGACGGTGACGACGAAAAAGAACTTGACGAATTCCTAGATTGAAATAATAATACAAAATATGCTTTGCCTCCCATTATTCAAGAGTCACTTTTCTTTTGGAAGAAGCATCTTGACATTAGAAAATAAAGAAGAGAATACAGATAATTTTCCAGATTCCATTTTTCCGCTGCTAAAGCAAGCAGAATTAAAGGAACTCTTTTTGGTGGAGGATCATTTCTCTGGATTTCTACAAGCTAATAAAAACTGCGCAGACTTGGGCGTCAAGCTTAATTATGGCCTAAGACTTACCGTTTGCGACGATTTTAAAGATAAAAATGAAGACAGCTTAAACTCAAACAGTAAGATTGTAGTTTTTGCTAAAAACCTTAAAGGCTACAAAAGACTTGTTAAGCTTTATACTCACGCAAGCACAGAGGGTTTCTATTATGAACCCAGAACAGACTGGAGGGTCTTGCAAAAAATTTGGAGTGACAAAGACTTGTTGATGGCATTTCCATTTTACGACTCTTACGTATTCAATAATCTTCTCACCAATAAAATTTGTCAGCCAGATTTGTTTACAGATCATTTTTATTTCCACGAAGATAATGACTTGCCATTTGACGATATCGTGTCAAACAAACTCAACTCTATGGACGTAAATTTGATTAACGCGAAATCTATTTATTATGCTAAAAAAAATGACTTTCCAGCATATTTAACATTTAGATGTATGAGCAAGCGGACGACACTGAGCAAACCAAACTTTGAACATATGAGCAGCGATGAATTCTGCTTTGAAAGCTGGAGGCAAGCAAATGGATGATCATCTTTTAAGATTCGCTAAAGATAAAAAGTTCACATTCATTGATTGTGAGACTTTTAACTTGTGCTTAAACGAATGCAACAATCTTCCTTGGCAGGTTGCCGTAATCGAGACTCTTGGCGCAGAAAAAATTGTAGATAAACATGATTTTTATCTTGATTGGGACACAGACTTGACGATTTCTGAAGAAGCTAAAAAAATCACAAGATTCAGTCAAACAAAGTTTGATCAGAGAAAAATCTCTGCTGAAATTTGCGCTAAAAAAATTCATTCAATTTTAACTAACTCTGATTATATTGTAGGACATAACCTTCTTGGTTTTGATGTTTACTTGCTCCGAATTGTTTTTTCTAAATTTGGCTTGGATTGGAAATTTATGATGCCAAAGATTTTAGATACACTTGCCTTAATGAAGGGTATTCGTTTGGAGTCTAAATACAGCAAGGATGTTGACCTATTGACTTTTCAATACAAACAGATTCATACAATCAAAAAGAATTTAAAGTGTTCTTTGGGAGTGTTAGGAAAAGAGTTTGATATAAAGCACAATTATGATAGTTTGCATGATGCGTTAGTAGATTTGGAGCTAAATTTGAAAGTGTGGAATAAAATCAAGTATTTAATTGAAATATGATAAAGCAATTTAGAAAAAGTTTTAGTGGAGTAAAACTCCCAATCAATGGAGTTAGGCTTCCTGCATTCGAAGTCGAGCAAAAATATCTTGATAAAATTAGCACAGAAGATAAAGTCTCTAACTTTGTTTTTCTACAAAGACTTTGCTTGAAAGGTTTAAAAGAAAAAGGGCTAGAAAAAAACGAAAAGTATCTTGAAAGACTAAGGCATGAGCTTAAAACTCTTCATGAGCTAAGTTTTACGGATTATATTCTTTTGGTCTGGGACGTAATTAATTTTTGCAAAGACAATGACATTCCTGTAGGTCTTGGTCGTGGAAGTGCCGCTGGCAGTCTGACGCTATATTGCATTGGAGTCACTGGTATCGATCCTGTAAAATACGACTTGTTTTTTGAGAGATTCGTCTCAAAAACTAGAGCTAAAAAACAGGTGATTGATGGAGTTACTTATCTTGATGGATCTTTGATGGTTGACGTTGACCTCGACATCTGTTATTACAACAGACCAAGAGTTCTTGAGTATATCAATACAAAGTTTAAAGGTAATACAAGTAAAATTCTTACTCTAAATACTTTGTCAGGAAAACTTCTGATGAAGGAGTGCGGAAAAATTGTTGATGAAAAAGAAGAATCAGAGATGAACCACGTAACATCTTTGATCCCAAAAGTATTTGGAAAAGTTAAAGATATTGAAGAAGCGTGTGAAGAAGTAGAAGAGTTTTCTGAATGGTGCCAAAACAACCCGCGCACTTTTAGGATAGCCAAAAAATTAAAAGGGTTAAATAAAAATCGAGGAGTACACGCATCAGGAATGCTTGTGTCTTATGATAAGCTCGTAAACCAATGCCCTACGGAATTAGATTCGTCTAAAGCAGTTGTATCATCTTATGATATGAATTGGGTTTCTCTCATCAACGTGAAACTCGATCTACTTGGACTCAGGAGCGTCTCTGTCGTCAATGAAGCTTGTAAGTTGATCGGGATTACTCCTGCTGATATTGATTTTAATTGTCCAGAAATTTACTCTAATCTTCAGGAGCTTTTGGCTCCACACGGTCTATTCCAGATTGAAGCCGATACAAACTACAAGGTTTGTAAAACTGTCAAGCCTCGTAACATTGAGCAGTTGAGCGCGGTTCTTGCTCTCGCTCGCCCCGGCGCACTTGATTACGTAGATAAGTACGCTTCCTATGTAAATACAGGAACTTATGACTCTATTCATCCATTTTTTGACGACATTTTGGAGTATACTGGAGGAGTATGCTTGTATCAAGAACAGATGATGAAGATGGCTCATAAAATTGGGTTTACTCTTGATGAAGCAGAAATTTTAAGGCGTATTGTTGGCAAAAAGAAGGTTGATCAGGTTGCAGAATGGAAAGAGAAAATCTCAGACAAAGTAAAAGACAATAAGTTGCCTACAGAAGTTGGAGATGTGTTGTGGAAAGTACTTGAAGACTCGGCTAACTACTCTTTCAATAAATCTCACTCTCTAGGATACGCCGCTCTTGCTGCATCTACAATTTATTTAAAATTCAAGCATCCAAAAGAATTTTTCTTGGCTTTGTTAAAAATGACTCGCCATGAACCAGATCCAATTGAAGAAATCAACAAGATCAACAGAGAGTTATCGTTTTTTAACATTGAATTACTGAAGCCTCATATGGTAAAGTCTGATTTGGACTTTAAAATTGAAGGAGATAACATTAGGTTTGGTCTTCTTTCAATAAAAGGCGTATCAGATAAGTCAATGGAAAAAATCAACGACTTTAAGTCTGAAAAAAGCAATAAGTTTGAAGTATTTGAAGCAGCAAAAGAATGCGGCATTAATATTGGTGTTCTCTCTAGCCTTATTCAAGCTGGCGCATTAGACGGGTATCCTGTTTCAAGAAGTTACTTGTGCTACGAAGCCCAATTGTGGAATATTCTTACCAACAGAGAAAAAGTATTAATGATGGAAGCTGGAGAGCAAGAAGATTACCATGTAGTAAGGACTCTCAAGAAAGTCAAAGAGTTGAAAAACGAAAAAGGGAAACCCTTGATTAAACCAAGTAGAATCGAAACTATCACCACCAAAGCAAGTGGTTACAAAGAAATTTTCAATCAGAATAGAAAGAGCGAAGATTTTGCAAATTGGTACTATGAAAATATGTTGCTTGGATACTGCTATGGAAAAACTCTTAAACATATTTTCTCAGAAAAGCACCCAGAACTTCTTACAATCAGAGAGCTTCAGCAACAACCCAACCGCAGCACGGTTTATACTGTAGTTAGAATAAAAGAAAGTAAAAGCAGAAAGTCCAAAAAGGGAAACAAGTATATTTGGATGGATGTCTACGACGAAACTGGCGACCAAGTAGTCATGATATTCAATGGTAAAAAAGGGCAATTGATGGATATGTGCATTGAACAAAACAATGGACTACCAAAAAAAGACTCTATTTGTATTATCAAGGGAGAAAAGCAAGAAGATACTATGTTCGCAGAGTTGGTAGCCATGCAAAGCAACAAAATTTACACAAAATTATCTCAGTTGCAAAATTCTGTTTGACAAAATTGATTAATAATATATAATAAAATATGATTAATTTTTATAAGCCGAACGCGAAAAAGACGGGTCACGCTTGCTCATTCCAGTATGCCAAAGATGGAAATTTCTATTTCAGCTTTGCAAAGCAAACAGGGTGGAACGACTCTAATAAAACTGGTTCTTTTAAGTCAAGTGACAAGTCTAACTCTATCAATGGCAAATTGAGTCCAACAGAAGTTTGCTCGATAATTGATTCGATTGATTCCAACAGAGAGTTTTCCGCTTTTCATAAATCCGCAAAGCAAACTCTGTCTATCAAATTCGGTCCATACGTCAGAAATGATGAGCAAGTAGGATATACGTTCGCGGTAAATAAAAAGGACCAATCAGGTGAAGGTAAAGGTTTTTTGATCGGACTAAATTTTGGAGAAGCAGTTCAAACAAGAGAATATTTAAAAACAGCACTGCAAACTGTTTTCAATGGACAAATTGAAAAGTCTCAAAACCTTAACTTGAACAATAGAAAACAAGAAACAAAAACGGAGAGTCAAGAAGTCCAAGAAGATCAGGGTCCACAAGAAGATCAATTGGATTTTTGATATGTCCAAATTAAAAGTTCTTTATCATAGCGATAACTCTTTAGCTAAGACGGGCTTTGGTCGAGTATCCAAAGCTCTTCTTAGTTATTTGTACAAGACTGACAAATATGAGATTCATCAGTATTGCTGCGGAACGCATGAAGCGCATCCAGATTTGGTGAGAACTCCTTGGAAAAGCCGTGGCTGTTTACCTGCTGATCAAAATCAAATAAATGAACTGAACAAAGATCCTCAAGTCGCTCGCCAAGCCAGTTATGGAGCGCACCTCCTTGATAAAGCTATAGAAGAAATAAAACCAGACGTATATATTGCGACACAAGATATTTGGGGTGTTGATTATGCTATTGATCGTCCTTGGTTTAAAAAAATTAATAGCGTAATTTGGACTACGTTAGACTCTCTTCCAATTCTTCCTTCTGCTGTTGAAGCCGCTAAAAAAGCTGACAATTTTTGGGTGTGGAGTAATTTTGCAGAAAAAGAACTGCATAAAATGGGTCGTACAAATGTTAAAACAATGCATGGATGTATTGACTCAAGCCCATTCTTTAAATATGAACAACAAAGAAAACTTGAGTTAAGAAAAAAATTTAATATAGACCCAAATGATTTTGTTATTGGATTTGTATTCAGGAATCAATTAAGAAAATCTGTTCCAAATCTTTTGGAAGGTTTTTCTAAATTTAAAAAAAGAACAACTTCAAAAACAAAACTTTTACTTCATACACATTTTTCCGAAGGTTGGGATATCCCACGCCTTATGGAACAATATGGAGTAGATCAATCTGACGTTCTTACTACTTATATTTGTAAGAATTGTAAGAACTATTTCGTTCACACATTTGTTGGGCAAGAGAAACAATGCCCGATGTGCAAGTCTGAAAAAGCTTTATCCACAACAAGTACAGGGCTTGGCGTTACTGAAGATCAACTCGCAGATATTTATAATTTAATGGACGTTTACTGCCACCCATTCACTAGTGGGGGTCAAGAAATTCCTATTCAAGAAGCAAAACTTTGTGAGCTTATTACTCTTGTCACAAATTATTCGTGCGGAGAAGAAATGTGCGAAGATAAAGACGGTAGCCTTGAGTTGGATTGGTCTAAATATACCGAACATGGAACGCAGTTTATCAAAGCTTCAACACGCCCAGAGTCTATCTGCAAACAGCTAACAAAAATTTTTAAGTTAGACGAAAAGAAAAAAACACAAAGAGGAGCGAAAGCGAGGCAATGGGCGTTGGACAACTTTTCTGCACAAAATGTTGGAGCAAAATTTGAGCAGTTTTTAGATAATTGCCAAAAAATCAATTATGATTTTTCTATTAAAAAAGAAAATAATCAAAACCCAGATGCAGAAGTAAAAGATATTGCTGACAATGGAGAGTGGCTGATTCATTTATACAATGATATTTTAGCAATGAAAGTCGATCAAAATGATGATGGACATAAACATTGGATGATGCAGCTAGAAAGAGGAATGGATAGGGCCACAATTGTGGATTACTTCAGAAAGGTTGCTCAAAATGATATCAATAAAAACAAGCAGATAGATTTTGCGGAACTTTTAGACAAAGATGATGAAGGGAAAAGGATTTTATATGTGATGCCAGAAAGCATTGGGGACGTTTATATGTCCACTGCTCTTTTTAAAAATATCAAAAATCTTTATCCAGATTATAATTTGTACGTTGCTACAAAACCAGAGTATCACCAAATACTAGAGGGAAACCCTTATATTCATAAAACCATTCCTTTTGTAGAACAAATGAACAATATTTTATGGCTAGAAGGTCAAGGCGAACACAATGGATATTTTGAAGTAGCTTATTTGCCACACGTAGGCACTCAAAAGATCTTCGACTATCAGCATAACGGTAAAGATAAAATCGAATTTGACTTATGCACTTATTAGAAAGATATGCTCTTGGCTGCGGGGTAAAAATAGACAAGCCATTTATTTATGACAAATACTTTCCATTGCCTATTGAAAAGTATATCACTCTTCAACCATTTTCAAAGTATCCTTCAAAATGTTACGACTACTGGAATGAAGTAGTTAGTATTTTAAATCCTATTGTAAAAAAACTTGGGATAACTATTGTTCAAATAGGTGGCCCTAATGAATCTAATATAGAAGGATGCATCAACATTCAAGGTCAGACTAGTATTCCCCAATGTGCTTATATAGTCAAAAATTCTCTTTTGCATTTTGGCGTAGATAGTTTTGCTGCCCATATTGCTTCTGGATTTAATAAAAAAATTGTTTGCATGTATTCTTCAAATTATATTGAGAATGCAAGTCCATACTGGAGCAACAAAGAAGATTTAATCTTACTTTCTCCAGATTTTTCTGTTAAAAAACCAAGCTTTGCGACCATCGAAACCCCTAAATCGATAAATACTATCAAGCCAGAAACAATAGTTCAAGCTGTACTTGATTTATTGGGAGTAAACCAAACAGTAAACCGAGAGACGCTATATATTGGCGAAACATACGGCAAGAAGACTTTCGAATGGATTCCAAATTGTTTGGTTGACACAAATTCTCTGAAAGTCGATAGTTTAATTTGCAGATACGATTTGCTACAAGACATTGAATGCGTAAAAAAACAAACAGAGATCTCAAAGCTTTGTATAGTTACAGATCAGCCGTTTGAATTACAAGTTAAAAAAGAACAAATAAAAGAAGTCGTATTTTTTATTGACAAGGAAAAGTACAAGCCGGGATTCAATAATTGGTGTAGACAAATTGACAATCTTGGAATTAAATTGATTGGGGTATCTAAACATCCAGAACACGAAATTAATGACATCAAAATGGATTTTATGGATGTTGC